AGGCAAAATTCGCCTCGCTGCCGGTGTAGTCGCACTTAAAGACGATCTGCTGCGACGTGCCGAATGTCGGGAAGCCGCTGTTCTGCGCCTTGTAGAGTTTGTTCGTCGCCGCCTGCAAGTCGGTCTGCGTCGCAGCCTCTGCGGTCGTCGAGTCGCCGACGCCGCAACGCGCGTTGGTGTTGTTGTACGCCGTCGCGCTCCCGCCGGCAACCAACGTCCAGAGCTCGTTGATGCCCTCGTTGAGCATCAAGTTGCCCGAAAACTCAGTCACCGCAAACGGCCGCAGCGCGGCGCGCGCGCGCGGATCGCGCGGCAAGGACGCGATCTTATAGCGCTCGATCCGCCAGTCGGTGCGCCGAATGAACTGCTCGACCATCGAGCGGCGCCGATCGATTTGGACATCGTCTCGGCTCTTCGCCTTGTCGGCAGGTAAATTGGCCGCGCATGCGACGACCAACGTAATCGCAATCCAGAGGCAGAAATATTTCGCGAATTGCTTCGTCATCTACTTCTCCTTTCCTTTGGCCGCGTCGCCCACCCCTACCTCGCGCCGCTTCTCGACCAGCTCGAAGAGCCCGCTCGGATACAGAAAGCGCTCCCACTCCTCGCGCGCGCAGCGATACGGCCCCTGCTGATCGCGAAATAATCGCACGTAGAGACCGTCGCTGGAATGAAATATCGGCGTATAGGCGCCGGGCTTGAAAACGAATTCGATCATGAGGTCACTATGGACAGCTCGTCGCTTGCGCTGTCGGTAGTCGCGCGAAATCGCAGGCCGACGCCGTAAGTGCGAATGCGCTCGCGCGCGCCCCACTGCGGCGCGTCGTACTGCACGGCCGGAGCATTGATCGCGACGCGGTTGCCAACGCTAGTTCCGATGGTGTTGGACTGGAGCGCGACGCTGGCTCCCGCGACGAAATTGGCCCAAAAAGGATGCGTCGCTTCGGTCACCGCCTCCGGATCGATTCGGCCGGTGACATTGCGGCGTCCGAGCACGTATCCGACGACGCCGTTCGCTGCGTGAAAATCCTCTCTCACCGAGAGATTGGTCTCGATAGTGAATTCGATGCCGGGACCGATAAAGGAATAGCCGCCCAATGTGGCGCCGATCCCCTGCACCGGCACCGGCACGCTCGGATCAAAGACGGCGCCGCTCGCGATCGCGGCATCGGTCACCGCGTTGTAAATGCCCGCGATCTCGCATTCCATGCGTAGAAACTGACCGACTTGTTCGCGTATCGTCGCGCGCCGCCCGAAGCAGCCGGTGAGTTTATGCAGCACGCCGTCCATATAGGCGTAGACGGTGGCGGAAGAAAAGCCGGAATTGACGAAAGCGTAGGTCACGTTCGAGGTAGCGTTCACCGTTTCGCCGAAGCCGAAACATTTCAAGATCGGCCCGAAACGCGGCACCGCGTCCGCCGCTCCGCCGGCGCCTTTCAGCTCAAAAGAGAAACGAATCCCGGCCAGCACTCGCGCCACCGTGTCTTTTGGCATCGATAATGAATCGCGCAAGACGTTGCGTTGGAGCAGTGTCGGATCGGCGCTCGGCGTCAAATCCTCCACTGCCACAGCATTGGCCGCGGCGGTCGGGACGGCATCGACGCCATAGGTCGTCTCGCTCTTGACGAGCAATAATCCTCTATCGACCGAAAACGGCATGTCCTTCTCCTTTCGGCTCCATGTCCGTCGGCGGATCGCGGAGGACGATATCTTCGCCCTCGATCACCCAGCTGCCGCCGAACGGCATGCGATGGCCCTTCACTCTTAAACCGACGACGCGATCTCTATGCGGCAGTCGTTGCGCTTCGTCGAAATCCATCGCTTCCGCTTCCATTTCGCTAAATCCTCCAAAAATCAGAAATTGATCCGCTCCCAAACTGTCTGTCTCAATTCGGCATAGTGACAGAGCACCCCGCCGAACAATCGCTCCGTGATAACGCTCGCGATCATCTCCTCGCTGTCTAGCGCCGCGCCATTGAGCGTGCGTAGCGGGAGAAACTTGTCGAGAATCGCGTCGATCAGGTCCTGAAAGGCCTTCTCGCTGGCGCTTGCATCGCGCAGCCCGCGATAGCCGCGGATGAGCATCATGTGCGGCCGATCGGCGATCGCGTTGGGCGATAGGCCGGAAATCGTTTTTCGCGTCGGCCCGGTCGATTCGCGAGTAATCTCCCAACCCAGGATGTTGCCGCTCGGATCCTGAAACATCTCGATAAACTTGGCCCAGTCGGCCGTCATCCGAGAATACTCATGCACCACGCCGATGCCGGGCACGCTTTGCAAAATCAGCTTATACTGGGCGCGAATCTGGTCGAGGGACATTTCTATGCCTTCCAATCGATCGAAATTCGCTGACCGATCCCGTCGGCTAAGCGCGCCAGCGTCGGCTCGGCCGCGCGCAAGCCTTTTTCGAACATATGGCCGTAGCGCGGATCGCGCAAAGCGCGCGTGCCTTTTTGCGCGATGCTTCGCGCGACGGCGAAGGCGACGGATTTGTCGTTCGATCCCAGCTTTCGTTTCGCCCAGAGCGCGATCGGGCCGATCGGCGGCATCTTGCCGGGTTCGCGCCCGCGCTCGACGATGGGGGCGTAGAGCTGAGTCGATGACACGACAACCTCTCGTATCGGAAGGCCGCGCGGCTCGGAAAACACGCTGCCCCTTAAGACGCCGGTCGCGCCGATCGGCGTTTCGATGGCGACCGCTCGTTGCACCGCCAGCCCCATTTCGACCAGCGTGGCGCCGATCGCATCGTCGGCCTGGCGCTGCATATTCGCCGCCACCGGCGCCTGCGACAAATCGACTTGAAAAATGATCTTCAGCGCCATCGTCTCGGATGCGTCAATCTATCTTCGCCCCAAGGATAATCGACGTCCATGTCCTTCGACGCGAACGCCGCGGCGACATCGTTTTCTTTGACTCCGATCATGCGAAAATAAGTCTGCCGCTCTCGCGCCGCGTTTTGCGCCGCGTCGAAGCTCTTCGATTTGTGATCGACCGCGTCAGCGCCGATCGTCGAATCGACCGTCTGGAGATAGCGGTTGCTTAGCGATTGGAGAGCGAAGGCGGCGCCGAGATGGCATAGAGCCTCGAAATCGGCGTCCGCGATCGTGGACGATGAGGCGCCGAGCGCATGGCGTAGCGTGTACGTGACGACCACCTGCTCCGTCGCTCCCGGCGTCGCAGTCAAAAGACGAAGCACCTGACCGGTCGGCTGGTCGTAGACCATCCAATCCTCGTCCTCGAGATAAATCGGTTCGCGTCGGCCCGCGGGATATTCGACCCGGAGGATTGTGGAGAATTCTTTCTCCCAATCGGTCGGGCCGGGCGCCGCGCCGAGCGGGAAATCCACCGCGCTGCCGTCGCCGCTAAAAACGTGCAGTCGCCGATGCGGCCGATAGCGCGAATGTTCGCGCACGGCCGCATCGATGGCCGCTTCCTTGCCGGACTCGTCCAGGTCGCCCGCCTGCTCGAGCAATATTTGATCGAGCCGGGCGAGATAATCGGTGAGAAGCTTCATCAGAGCCTACAGAACACCATCGCGATCGTAATGTCGTTCCAGGTCGGCGAGGTGCCGCCGATCGTGAGATCGACGGTAATTACCGCCTCGTCGGCAATCGAAGAGTCGGCAATCGTCGCCTCGCTGACGCTGCCGGCGGTCACCGAAACCGGCGAGCTGAGCATGGTGGTGCCGCCTTTTTTCACATCGACTGTCAATGTCGGCGATGTGCCGCCGGACGCCCGCGCGCTCGCCATCACCGTGACCAGCGTCGCCGGAAACGGCATCTTAAAGCGCACGACGCCGGTAGCGCTCGCGGTGTATTGGCCGGAGATATGAAACGGCAACACCATCGGACAGGTCGAACCCGGCGGGAAATTGGGAGTATCCGCGCTCGCCAGCGGCGAGAGAGAGAAAAATAGCGCGCCGGCAAGCAGCGCGCTCAACAGCTTAGAGCGAAAGCGTTTCATTGGATTCTCCTTTGGTCCAAATTACACCTGGGCTTTAAACGCGCCACGATAATCGCCGATCATCGCGCCGTACTCGTGACGGATCTTCCATTGGAGCTTGTCCGCGACGAACATCTGTCCGACGGTGGGCTGATCGGCGAGGAACATCTCCGGCTCTTCCTGGCCGTTGATGAAGCCGACGATCATGATATCGACTTCGTTCGGATCACGGAAAAGGCCCCAGTCGTTGACGTCGGTGAGCAGCGGATTCACCAAGATGCGTTCGTTGTTCGCGCCGAATATCTGATACATGTCGTTGGGCGTGAAATTGGCGTCGAGGTACTCCGCTTGATTGACCTTATATGCCGTCGCGCGCAGCTCCTGGGGCACGACCAGCAAGAGATTTTGCATCGAGCGATCGCTCAAGCCCAGGCGCTCATTAGAGCTGAGCTCGGTCATCTTGGCGAGAACATCGACCGCGGACGAGAGACTGGCCGCCGACAGGGCGGTCGCTCCCAAATTGCCGTGACCTACGGTGAACCAAGCCGTGCCATCGCCGGTATAGGTCGCGTTGCTCACCCAGAAATTCCAAATATAGCGGGCGAAGGTGCGGCGCGCCGCGCGGCCCCAACCCTGCACTCGACGGGTCAAGCCGCGCAGATCGTCATTCATGATCGCCTTCCGCGTGATGGTCAGGAGATTGCCCTTTTGGAGCGGCGTGAAGCTGATCTTTTCTTCGCCCGGCTTGGTCGCCTCGACGTAATCGGCGGTCTCTGGATCGACGGTCGAGAGATCGCCGAAATAGCCGACCCGCTCCGCTTCCTGGAGCTTAAAATTCTCCAGCGTCAGAATTGGCGGCGAAATAATCCTGCGCTCCCCGTACTCCGCCGCGGCATAGTCTTGCAAGAGGCGGCGATTCATCGAGGTGCCCAGCAAACTGGGGAAGTCGGCGGCGATAATCGCTTCCTGCGATCGCAGCCTTTCGCGCGCAATGTAGCCGCGCACTTCGGAATCGCCCGTCACCGCGACATAGGCTTGGCGCAGCGAACGAAAAACCAGCCCGGGATCCCCCTCGGCCTTGACGCCGAGCATGCGGTCCATCGCGATCTGATGCTTATCGACTGCTTCCTGTCCGACTTCGACGCGCGTATCGCCGGCGCCGAGCACCAGGCCGCTGCGAGCCAATTGATCGAGCGTCTCTTGCTCGAGCGCCACCGCCTCATCCAACGCTTCGCGCGCGAACACTTTGCCGCCGAACTGCTTTTCGATTTTCTTTTTGACCGGCTCCGGCAGCCGGATCTCGGCCAGTTTGCGCGTCAGATAAGCCTCGCATGAATCTTTGATCATCTGGTCGCGCAATGCGCGGATTTCCTGCGCTTCCTGAGCGCTAAGGGTGCGCGCCGAGCTCGCATCGGATAGCGCCTCGGACAAGGCTTCGGCGGCGCGCTCGATGGTCGGATGATCGCCCAACCGCGCGATCAGATCGTCGCGCTTGCATCGCTTGAGCAGCGCGAGAATGTCTTCTACTTTCATTTCCCCGTCTCCTTTGGCGACACTCTCGGTCGCCCGCAAAAATGCCCCGCCGGCTGCCGGCGCGGTGGCTAAATCGACGCTCTCTAATCCCAAAAACCGCATCACCCATACCAGGCCGCTGGGCAGCCGCGCGGCCTCTACGGGCGCATTGATCGAGACCCCATTGACATGACCCGCTCTCATCTGATCGACGAGCCAGTCGCGATACGTCTCATCGATCTCCGCCTCGGCGCGCGGCTCGTAGAATCCGGCGGATTCCGTCGCGCGAGGATTGATCAGCTTGCCGATGACCTTGCTCGCGCGGCCCTCATGGCCGAACACGCCAGGCAAGGACTCCACCGCGCGAAGCGGCGCGCCGTCCACGAAGCGAAGCAGCGTCTCGAGCGCTTTGCGAGTATATATCCAGGGCGGATTTTTCTTGTTCGGTCCTTCGCGTATGAGCCGCACCTCCCATCTCTTCCCCTTCGGCGCGAGCGCTTCGAGCGCTTCGGACACCGCGACGTATTGCTTTTCGACCTCGACCGGATCGCCAAAGCTGTAGCCCTGATCGGAGATCGAGTAGGGAACGCGATAATATTTCCCGTCGCGCGCGACGATCAAATAATCCTCGAACACCCCCTCGCACCAGGTGTTCGGTCTGTCCGCCTCGTTCACGGTCTCGTAATAGGCATCGCGCACCGCTTGCGCCCGCTCGTCCAATGACGCCTCTTCGCGCGCCGCCATGATGCGGAGAATCTCCTTCTCGCGCCGAAGAGCCTCTTCCTCTGAGTCGAATTCCCCGAGGCGCTTCCGGCCGTCCTCGGAGTAGAGGACGTATTTGCCGTCTTCGATTTTGATCATTTTTTCACCTCGCCGGTGAGATCGACAGCCGACAGCTTCGCTTCCGGCTGGTCGCCGGCGGAATAGGTCAGTTTTTTCCCGCCGCGCGTCACGATGACAATCTGCTTGAGCCCCTCGATCCAGCGTCGGTGAAAAATATGCTCGGGCTTGATGCCGTAGGCCTCCATCGCCATCGCCAGCAAATCCTTTTCGCCGGTCGCGCCAGCCTCATCTTTTTCTTTCGCCATTCTCCTCTCCTTTTTTTTATGCTGCGAGATCGAGATTCCACTCCTTTTTGTACGGTATCGATTGGCAGCCGCAATTGATCGTCTGGCAGGCCAAGCCGCTGGGATCGCGCGGAAATAGCAATCGATCCTCCGGACAGCGGCCCGCGCCGGGAATGTCGTAGGGCTTATCCACGTCGCGCACTTGCCCGTGGATCGCGGCATGTTGGCGGCGACTTACTCCCGACCAGAGCCATTGCTTTTGCAAGCCGGGCACGATCGTCTTGGCGTCCTCCAGTCGCGCCTGCGCGGCCATCGACTGTACGCGGCCCGCCTCCGTGCGCAGGATCGTCTCGGCGCGATTTTGCAGCGAGCCGAACTGAAGCGGATCATCTATCTGTCGTTCGATTTTCTTGATCGCTTCGAACGGCGACTGCACGCCGGTCACCGCCAGGCTCACCTCCCGGGTGATTTTGGCGATCGTGTCCTCGGTCACATATTGAATCAGGCTCGCGTTGAAGCGTTGGGCGATCTGGAACACCGAGAGCGAGCTTGCCGGCAGCTGCATTTCTATGCCGACTGATTGAAGAGGCGCATCGACCGAGGCCTGGCCGAGCGCGGCATAGTCGCGGAAGATGCCGCGAGATTCCGCGAGATATCGATCGCGAAAATCGCTCATCGCCCGCTCAATGTCGGCGGACAAAGAAGGCAGGCGATAGGCCTCGTAGTCGCGCGCCGAGGCCAATCGGGTCGCGATCTCGCGGCGCAGATCGCGCGTCAAAAATGTTACGCGATCGTGCGCCTGCTCGTCCAACAGCTTAGCTTCATCGAGGAACCGGCGCGTCGCCTCCAGCGGCGTGCGCGCGTTCATCATATCTACAAACGGCCGATCGGCCTCTACCGCTCTAAGCATAGCTTTTGCGCGCCGGACGCGCCTCTTGGGCGTAATCGGCGGTTATTTGTTCCGTGCCATCGGACATCGAGATGTCCGCCGGCTCGATCTCCATGCCGAGAGTGGCGGCGATATTGGCGAAAACGTTCGCCGCCGTCTCGCGCGTGATCCATCGTTGCGTCTGAGCGATCATCAATGAGGTCGTAATTTGCGACAGCGCCGTGCCGAGCTTGACCATATCCTTGGGCGACATTTCGGGTGCGATGATCTTGAAAGCATCGACCGCCGCGATCATTTCGCCGTCGCGTTTGCGCACCTGTCGTTTGACGTGGCCGGCGGCAATCTTGGTCCTGATCTGGTAGCGAATAATCTGCCGCAGCATATCCTTCACTATCAGCTGCGCCATACCGAGGCTCTTGAGCGCCGCCGGATCCATCTCCTGGGCGCTCGCTCGATTGACATCCGATCCCTCAGCAAACCAGGTCGGCGGCAGCCCGTGCGCCGCCAGAATGTGATTTTTGATCAGCCGCGCGTCCGCGGTCGCGTCGTCGGCGCTCATGTTCGGCGCCACCGCCTTGCGCTCGACCATTTCGTTGTGGATAAACTCCATGCCGCGCTTCGGCGGCGGCATATTCTTTTTACGCTCTTCGATCTGCTCCTGGGTCAAGCCCTTCATCGTCGTATCCCAGATAAAGGAATTGACCAGCGAGCGCATATCTATGCGATCGAAAATAAACTGCTCGTAGCCGTCGAGTGAGTCCGAGGTCGCGAGCAGCTCCGAACGGCCGCGCGCGGCGTTGCTTACATTGTTAACGGCGAAATAGAAGCAGTCGCCGTCGCCGAAGGTTTCGCGCAGTCTCGCGGCGGCGGGGCTGAAAATGTTTTCGTCTGTGTCGTGGATGATTCTGTAGCGTTTGCCCCGCTTGCCGCCGCGCGATTTGAGCACGACGCCGATGCGAACCTCGCAGTTCTCCGGATCGGTGATGACCTCTTTGATCGACGCCGGATCGACATAGCCGAGCCGCACATCGCCGGCGAACTCGGAGACAAAAGCCGGATAGCATTGCTCGCCCAGGCCGAAGAGCTGGCGAATTTTTTGCGGCAGCTTTTGCTCGAGCTGGTTCACCGGATCGTACCAAAATTTTTGAATGATCCTATCGATTTCATCGTTATCGGCGACCCAGCCAATCCCCTCGCCGGACAAAAAATCGCGATACTTGGCTATGATCGCGCGGGCCATCGGATTGGTCTCCATCAGCCAGTATGCGATCTCGATCATGCGTTCCTGGCTGAGCGGCGTGAGATCCCGTTCCGAGGCCGTCAGCGGACGAAAGCCCTCTCCCGGATCGCGCAATGTTCCCCCCGGCGGGATCGCCGCCTCGCGAGCGAACAGCGAACGGACTTTATCGATCACCTTCACCTTATTATATATCTCCGAATCCCATCGCCGCCCGGGCTTTTAAGGATTGACGCTCCATACGCTCGGCGAGCGTCGGTCGAGCGCGCCGACGCCGCAGCAGAGTCGCATATTCGACATAGGCCCGGCGCAAGAAGTCCCGCTTGCACTGGACCCCGCAAAACCTTTGTGTCCTACCGTTCGACCGCCGAAGATATTCGCGACCGCAGAAATCGCATTGGCTTGTCTGAGATTCCATTAGGACCCCCCGAATTTCGCACAGAATCAAATGCTACGTTTGAATCTCCACCCCGACCATGCCCAACCTATGCCGCGAGCCCGATCGCGTTTTTAATCGAAATATGGCCGGCTGTCGCTCAATCGCCACCTCGCCGACGGCCGCTGCCGGCCCGCCGGCCGCCATCTCGGCCAGAGCGGCAGCCCAGAAGTAATCGGCGTGACCGGTCTCGTCGCTGCGCTCGGCGTCGAAACGGAAATGGCCGGTCGCCGTCGCATAGCGCTTGACCGAATGGATCGAGTTGCGGATCTTGGTCTCGGCCGGCAGCACCCGGCGATGGTCGTCGAGCGATTGCTTGAATTTGCCGGCCAGCGCTTCTTTGTTCGCGCTGGTAAAATCAATAGGCTCGACCTTCCACGCGCCAAATTTGGTTTGCGCGGTCTCGGCGAGCTGCATGCCGAGGCCGCTCTGATCGATGCAAGCCCGACGGAGCCGCGGCAGACCGAGAATCGCATGCAGAACCAGGCGCTGCATGAAAAAGGGCGCGCGCGAGAGCGATATCACCGCCTGCGGCTTCACGACGCGTCCGATTCGCTCATCGAGCCAGAATACGGTCAGATCGCGACGCCGGCCGATGTCCACGCCGAGATACAGCTCGCCGCCGAATTCGATGCCGGCGAAAATATCCTCGCAGTCGATATCGATTTCAATCTTGGTCTCGCGATAGCGGTCGAAGGCGGCTTGGGCGCGCGCCAGCAACGATTCGGCCCACGGCGGCATGATCTCCACCTCCGGGTCCTCGCAAGCGGTAATCAGATCGAAGCCGATGTAAGCGGTCGCCTCATCTATATATTTAACGAGATATTCCTGCTCGGCGCCCTCCTGGTCGTCCATCGCGGCTATCAGGGCCTCCGGCGAGATGGCGTTCCCCTCCTCGTCCTTCAATTCCAGGCCCTGGGCGACCGCCTGAAAAATATCCAGAGCGTGGTGATCGAACTTTTCGTTGGCCTCCAGTTCATAAAATTTGTTCTGCTTGCCATTGGGCGTCGAATAAACGCGTATTTTGTAGCCGCGCGTGATAGTGGGAAACAGCGCCGTCCAAATCGCTCGGCTGTCCTGGTGAAATGCAAATTCATCGAGCAACACGTTCGCCGATGTGCCGCGCGCGGTGTCGGGGTTGGCCGGCAAGCCGTAAATCGCGGAGCCGTTGGGGAAATGGAGTTCGAGCATTTTATATTTTCGCTCGTTGTCGCCTTCGAAAACCCCTTCGATCTCTTCCGCCGCCATGCCGTAAGCCATCGCGTGCTTTTTGGCCTCTGCTATTAGTCTTTTGGATTGCCGTTCGCCGCGCGATAGAAAGAGCCATTCGGTCTTGCGCGAATAGCAATCATCCACCGCCTCGAGCGTTGCGATAAAGCTCTTCCCCGTCTGCCGCGCCCAACGCCGATGCTTGAAGCGCGCCTTTTTCGCCATTTCGGCCTTTTGATATTCGGTGAGCTTAATCGCCGGCTGCATCGATTATGCCGTACACTTCCTCGCGTATTTTCTTCAGCGTCGCCGCATCGAGGCCCTTTTTCCGGCCGATCTCTTCGATCGCCTTGGCGGCGCCGGCCGCTTTTTGCTGCGCCGCCTCGATCGCCGCCTCTTTCATCTGCAGCGCCCGCTCCAGCAGGGCGATTTTTTCCCGATCGTTGCGCGTCCGTTCCTGCAATATCCGATTGCGCTCGCGTTGCACGTCGATGCGCTTTTCCGCCGCCGCCAAATAACCCAGCTCGATCGGATCGCTCTCGTCGAAGCGCTTGGCTGCCAGCAGCTGAGCGACCGTGAGCCTTTGCTTCACCAGCTCCTCCACGTCGGTCGTCGGACTGTTTTTCAACGCGGCGAGCATGCCGTCCGCCTCTTTGCGCGCCTCGATGAACGGTCGCTCCACCGCGAGCCAATACTCGCGATAGCGATAGATCGCGTTGTCGTCGATCCGCTCGCCGGTTTTTTCGGCGACTTCATCGCAAATCGACTGCACCGAGCGGACCCCCGGCCCCTCGACGAACGCCCGCTCGATGATTTCGCGCGCCGCGCGCGACAATCGCGCGATCGCGGGAAATGTTTTGCGCCTGACTTTCACCTCTCACGCCTCGTCCTCATTCGATATGCACCCCCGCATCCCGGATATTGCCCTCTAAGAGATCGGTGCCGGCGGCCGTGATGCGCCACATGAGCGACTCGGTTTTGCCGACGCGGACGCGTTTTTGCTTGACGTACTCCTTGTCGAGCAAATAGTAGAGATTGCCGCGCAACATCTCGCGCGTTTGCGGATATCGCCGGCCGACCTTCAAATAGAGCAGGTCTTCGTCGAGGTAGGTCTCGATCGACTCTCTATCGCCGCGTTCGCGCTCGATGGCGGCCTGAAGGACCTCCAGGATCATTCCGCGCGTGGCGAACTTTTCCTCCCTATCGTCTCTGATCCTAGCCATGTTTCATCTCGTCGAGCCGAGCGTGCAGTCTCTCGACCGATCGATGGAGCATTTCTTGACCGATCAGGATTTCCTCAAACTTCATCTGGTCCTTCTGCGGCAGATTCTTCACCGCATCGGCCAATGTCGTCAGCGCAACGGCCTGGCGGGTCTGCGCAAGCAAAAAGCGCGGCAGGAAATAGATCGCCGCGCCCAGGATGACGAAAGCAACGAAAAAATCCGATCCCTGCTCGCGTATGAGCTGTTGCACCCACGGCGGCACCTCGGCGAGCGTGTGAATCGCGCCGAAGGCGCCGATCGTCGCGCCGATCGCTGCCGCCGGCGTCGTCCATTTTTTTGCGTGCCCGTTCTCCTCGTTCAAAAAATCCCCTTTTTGTCCGGCGCCGATTCGGCAATTTTCTGGAGCAAATACTTGAGCGCGGCTTCTAGATCGTCCAGGCGCTTGCTCATCTCGCTCGTCGCTCCGTGCTCAATCTTCACGGCGCCAAGCTCGGAGACTTCGATCTTCGATCCGGGCTCGTTGCTGCGACAGATCGTGATGCTGCCGTAGCCGCCGCCGCCCGGAACGAGCGGCACGCCCGCACCTGGCGCGATCGTCATTGCGCCGCCGCCGCCGCCGGCGCGCAAGCACGCCGACGCGCGGTCCCGCGAGAGGGCGACCAGCGCATCTTTAATGTCGGATGAGAACATCGGCGAGCAGCCGAGCAGAGGAAAAAACAAAAATAAGACTAGCAGTTTTTTATCCGGTGGGTCCCAACGCCAAAAAAAATGCACCAGCAAGCCGCCCACGACCGCGCCCACAAGCACGCCGAAAAATGGCCAGGCATCGAAGATGGTCGCCATCGCCGCGGATAAGGTTTCCTCGCCGCTGGTCAGGGCATAACACTCATAGAGGAGCAGTCCGACGATTGCGCTAAGCCATGCGAGCTTGCCTTTTGTCATTCGACGAACTCCCATTCCACCTCGCGCAGTCCCCACTCCTCTGGCCGAAAACCTAGGGCCTCGATCACGGCGTCGGAAAGATCGATGCCTGCGCCGTTGATGGGGTATTTTTTGGCGTCGCCCTCGCGCACTTGTCCGCGCATCGTTTCCGCGCGCGGTCGTGCGCCGCCGAAAACATAAGCCTCATCGTCTGGATAGCTGCGGAACGGAAACCACGGTCCGAGATCGAGCACCGGGCAAATAACGCTGCGCGCGGAGGTCGCGGTCGGCCTTCGCACTACCCTCACCGTGCGCCAGAGCGCGCGGCGCGCCGGCAGCGCGACGAACAGAGAATCCTCTCTGATCGTGAGCCCGGCGGCCGTCAGGCCGCCGATCAGTCCCTCGCGCGAGGCGACGACCGTGATCATGCGCAAAAAAAGGCTCTATCGCCGCGCGCTCAGAAGACGCCACTCTCCGCGCGCAAGCGATGAGCCGTTTGTTTCTATTATAGCGCTCGCACGCGAAAAGCGAAATACCAATCGATTACTTGCTATCGGAGCTAAGCGCGCTTATAATGCTTCGCGGAGGATGAATAAAAAAATGGCGAATAAGAAAATCTTGTTGCGCAACGTTCCGCCGGCGCTCCATGATGCCGCGAAGACAATTGCGGCCCATCTCGGCATCTCGCTCGAACGTCTCATTCTCGAGGCCGTCCATGCCCATTGCCTGCGCATCGCGCACGAGCGGAACATCACCGAGCACGTAATATCTCAAATAGAAAAGGGACGACCTAGATAGGCCTAGATGGAGCGCAGGGCGTTAATCAAACACGCGATCTCGTTGGGTATTAGACATGCGCGCCGCGATTTGCGTGTTTCGTGACCCAGGCGACGCAGGTTGTGGAAGCCGATCCAGAGACGTCCGGGGACGCGCCCCTCGCGCTTTTCGTCCTCGGGGTGGATGTCGGGATGGAATTCAAGCAGGCAATCGACAGCAGTCTTGTAGCTCCGCGGCTGCCGGGTTTTGACGGAATCGTCGATCGTCGCGATGAAATCATCGATTTCATCGTCGGCTAGAACGCTGGAGACGTAATGGTAGCCGCTGGCCGATCCGGCGGACGGCCAGCGGAAGATCAACCAAATTTTCTGCGGCCGCTTGCGATCCCGATATAGCCGAAGCTCCCCGAGATGCGCGAGCGGGATGACCACGTCGGATTCGCGAATCATCGGCGCATTTGGGCTCGGCGCATTTGGGCTCGAAAGGCGCGATGTTCGTCGGTCTCCTCATCGCGCAGCTCTTTGGCCACTCGCGAAATAGTCTCCCAATTACGCTCGATCACGAGCGTGGCAGTGACCGACTCCCACTCGCCAGCGTGGATCGGGACGAACTCTTCGTCTCCGCTCGCATTGCAATAGAGGGCATCGACCATGTTGAGGTACGCATAGCGCGCGACCGGAGGAATCATCCGCTCAATATCCGGTCTCTCCGGAAAATTGATTTCCCCGGCGGGAGAAATGCAGCCGGCGCCAATCTCGAGCAGATCGGATACATCCTGCGCCTGCTCGGCGCTCGCCGAAGCGAGCGCTTTGCCCAGTTCCTGGGCCGCCTCTTTGATCGTCATAGAAAACTCCTTTCCCCCGTCGCGGGGGAATATCTCGATGGCGAGGGTCTGCCTCGTCAGCGGCGGGAGACCATTCCCGCCGGACCGGGGAAAAGCCCCGGTTTCGGCTAATGTCATTTCACACCTCCATTTTAATCGTCTCGCCCCAGGGCGCGACCCGGTCGGTAGTCGATACCCAGAGCACTGGCGTTTCGGGCGCGCGATCGGGGAATGTCCCCTCCAGGTCGGTCAAATAGATCACGCACGCTGGCATGAGACCCTCGCGATCGAGGCGCTTGAACACGGGGCGGAAATCAGTGCCGCCGCCGCCGCGCGGGGAAAGCGTGATGTCATCGCCGCGCTGGAATTCGTCCACGCGCTGGACCGCAGCATCGCAATAGATCACGTACAGCGCCTCCGGCGCGCAATCGTCCATGATCGCGGCGATCTCCGCGCCGAAGGCGTCGAGCTCGATTTGACCGATCGAGCCGCTCGTGTCGATCGCAACCACGAGCGGGGGCGTGGTCTCGGAGCGCAGCGCGGGGAGATAGAGCCCGCTCGGCACAAAACGCGGATTGGGCATCTTCCATGAGTAATCCGCCGCTTGCTGAACGAAGCGGCGTAGCGCCGTACGCCAATCGACGTGCGATTTCTTGAGCTGGTCGACAAGTCGCTCTAGGGAGGCGGGAAGCTTCCCCTGCTGCTTCGCCTGTGCGGCGGCCTGTAAAGTGGCCACGCGCCATTCCTCTTCCTGCGCGGGGTCGTCGGGATCGGCATCTCGGACCTCTCCGCAGGCTGGCTCAGGGGCGCTCTCTCCGGATTCGCCCCCACCCTTGCTGTCACCCTCTTCGCCGCCAGCGCCGCTCTCCGCGCCGCCGCCGGCTCCGTCGCCGTCGCCTTGCTCTTGTTTCTGATCCTTTGAAGGCGGCGGCTCATAGAGTGTCGAGTAGATCTGCTCGACGGCGCGGCCAGGCTCTGCGTCCGTGAGTGTGCCAGGTGGGAGAGAAAATCCCGCCTCGGCGACGATCGATGAAACGCACATCTCGGACGCGCGAGACCACCGCTTGAGATCGCGTCCATCGCGACGCCAAGGGTGTCCGTTTGCTACTTGCATGATTTTGACCGCGAGCAGCGCCTCGACTTCGTCAAGCGAGAGCTGCTCAACGGCGCTTGGATTGTATCCGAGGCGTCGGCCATCCACCCAAGCGGTCTTGCAGCTTGGATCGGCGACGGGATCGAGGCGAAGGGCGAGCGTCCCAAAAAACGGCTGCTCAAGCACGAGATTAACTCGCGCTTGGACGATTTTCTTATGCTCCATCGTCCACCTCCCCGCTGATAAGCTTGCCGATGTCGCTACTCAGGAGCTGGAGGAAGGGTGGCGAATGAATCAGTTTCGCGTTACGCCGCACGGCGTCGCGGAGGAGCAGCACGGCAAATTCCCCGCGCCCCGCATCGTTGAGGCGCATCGCATACTTCGCGACGCGAGCGAAGTTCGCCTCCGTCGCGCGCGCGGCCAGACCCGTTGCGACCGCGTAGAGAGCTGCTGGCTGAGAGGGGAGCGGCGCGGAGTCGGGATCGAGCAGAATCGCGTCAAGAGACGGTAGCTCTCGATAGATTTGGAGGAAGGCGACGAACTCCGCCGCCGGGCCGTCGCCGACCGCGCCCTGGAGCGCGGCAAGCTCGATCGCAGGGGATAGTTTGAGCGCGATGATCTTCCCCGCCGCCGCCCAGGTGCGCGGGCAGGGGGAATTGACAAGATCTGCGGTGGGATTGAATTGGTGCAGCAGCTCGGGCCGAAAACGGACAAACGCAACGAGCTCGGCGGGTTGATTGGTGCGCAAAGCCCAGTTGCACCAATCGTCCAGATTCGCCTCGACATGGACAATCGAGACGAACCGCGACTTCACCGACTCCAGGATACCGGAGACGCCGGCGCGATCGGTGCGCCGATTGGTCGCCGCCACGAAGGTCACGCACTCCGGGAGCGCATGACCGTTGACGCGGCGCGCGAGCAGGAGCTGCATATAGCTCGCCTGCACGGCGGGGGTCGCCTGGCCCAGGTCGTCGAGAAACCAGACGGTCGGTTGCTCCGCGTGCAGCGCACGCGAGAGATCACCGAATGGGAGAAAGGTGGCGCTTTCGCCATCCTTCCCGACCCACGGCAGTCCCTTCGCATCGGTCGGGTCGCTCACGACCGGATGCGAGACGATAAGATCCGCGCCCGAGGCCTGGGCGGCCTGGGCGACGAGATCGGACTTGCCGACGCCCGGCGCTCCGACGAGGAGCACCGGGAGGCGGGCATTGATGGTAGACGTGAGCAGCGTCGAGACATCACGCGGCCTCATCACGCACCTCCTGGCGGATCTTTTCCGCCATGCGGTCGAGCCGCGCATGGGTCAGCTCGAGCGCAGGGTCGAGCCGCTCGACGGCAGCGATCACGTCGATGAGGCGAGGGAGCACATCTCGGTGCTTCTCCAGCGCGCGGAGTGCGCGCCGGACTCCCGCTTCACTCACGCCGTACAGGCGCGCGACATGCGGGAGAGTACGGCAGTGGACCATGAGGGAGAACGGCCATGCGGCGGAGGGTCTCCTGATGCGCGAGCAGCAATCCTGCCGCTCGCGGTCGGAAGGATAGAATCTTTTTTTCTTGTCGAAGTCGCCGTCCGGATGGCGGCTTCGGCTTTGGCGCGCGAGGTATTCGCGCGCGGCGTCAATCTCTCTCTGGATCTGCATAGTAACTCCTTTCCCCCTTCGCGGGGATCGCCCGTCCGCGTGCCGGGACGGGCTGTTCCGTGACATTTCGATATCATTATTATCATGCTTACACGCTTTGTCAATACCCCGATAATATTTTTTTATGCCGTAGAATTTGCTTATAAAATCAGCTAGATAGGGCGCCACAGTAGCGGCGATTCCGGCGCGCCGCGATCGTCGGCGATTTTCGCCGGAATGGCGGCGAGGAGTGCAGCGCCGACGAAAATCAAACACCAAAATAAAGTTTCCATGATGAATGTCCTCCTTCGCTACCATATTATTATTATCGCCGATCGCCGCCGTAGATTTTATCCAGGCGGCGCCAGGCCCGATCATCCTTGAGCCATGCTGGCAACGCGCCGCCGTTGCGTTCCTTGATCTCGTTTTCCAGCGCGATAAATCGATTGCGAATATCGCCGCCTCGTCTTCGATGCGGCGCGAGCAATTTGTTCAGCTCGTTTCCATCTCTCACGAATAGCGCGCGAGACAGCGCCTTTTCATAGTCCGCGTCCATCCGATAATAGTTCGAGAGAATCTCGCTCATCTCCGCCAGTGCGCGTTGGCGATAGAGTCTTTCTTCGCGCTCCCGATGCAGCCAGGCGCCGACAATGGCGAGAGACAGAGAGATAATGATGATCAGAGTTTTCATCGCGATTCTCCTTTTTTGTTTTCTTCGCGCACAATACGACGAAAAATCACGACGCTTTTCAGCAGCGCATCTATTATGTCATCCGGCGCCTCTCGCGCGAGCTCCTTGATTAAATGCACGAGCTTGAGCCTGTCGGACTTTCCGTAATTCTCCGGAGCCTCGGCTACTTCTAAAATTATTTTTCCTTCGGCGCTGCCGGTAACGAGCCAATCGATGGTCTGGCCGAAAATCGCCGCGAGAGAGGCTGCAATCGACAATGATAGGCCTTGGCCAGACTCTAGTTTGTTGACTGCGCTCTTGTCGGAGTATCCGAGCATCATCGACAGATCCTCCTGCGTCCAGCCTCGCCGTTGCCTCTCCGAGCGAATCCTCGATCCGATCTCACATAGGTCGAGGTGGCTAATTTTTCTACTTGACACGGGTTGATGGATTCGCTATTTTCATGCGCACGGCAGTATAAAACTCGTTTACCCCTATAATCCAGATGGACATCCAACTCAAGCTCGCTCTCATAAGACGCAACTTGACCCTGGCCGACGTGGCGGCGGCGGTCAATCGGTCTCAGACCCTTATATCGCTGATCTTGAACGGCAAACGCGGCGGCTGGGCGCATCGCGCTAAAATCCGCGCGCTCCTCGGCGTGGATAAAAAAGCGCTGCCGGATAAGCCCCCCGCCCGGAGCAAGCGCTCTCGAAATCGCACGCCGGGGAGTAGCAAATGAGCGTGATCGTCGTCGATTTCCGCGCCGCGCTCAGAGCGCAAATCGATCGCATGGCGGCCAAGCACGCGGCGATGCAGGCCGCGATCGGTGAATTGTCGCCGGACGAGTTGCCGGAGCATCTAAGGCGGCTCGAAGAGCACGCCGAAAAATTATCCCGCCTGGCGTCTCGTTTAATGGAGGAAACATGAAAATTATTCCCGTCGCGGTCGCTCTGCTCGCGGCCTTCGCCGCGGGCATCTATGTCGGCGCGCGGATCGTCGAGCGATCCGAGCGCGAGCTCGCCAAATTCGTGCTCACCGGGAGAAGGCTATGATGTGGTTACTCGAAATTTTTTTCCTTTGGCTGCTTATCGGCTTCGTCGTCGCGCTCGCTTTCGGCGCGCTCTGCTCGACCGGCGATGAATGACCTGGTTGAGGCATTCGTCGTCCGCGTACGACGGATGCTCAGAGAGATCGACGACGTCGACGATCTCGTTGCGGCATTGCGCCTCGAGATCGAGCGTGAATTTCCCGCGCGGAGGGCGGCGAGATCGCCGTTTGCTCGCCGGGCGCGCCAACGCCCTCGCCCTCCGCGCGCGGGAGGGTCTCGATGAGAGATATCGATTCCGCCGGTGGCGTGGCCGGCGGATATATCGGCGGCGACCCCAGCGGCGCAACCTCCTCGCCGCCAGGCGCATCGCCTGCGCCGCTCGATAAATCCCCCTTCCTCGCTGCGCCCGCAGCGGGGAAGGGGGATGATGAAATAGCGCGGGCTAACGCTATCGCCGACACGCTCAGTCATTATCCAATCTCCGAGGCGGCCAAACGCTTAGGCTGGTCGGAGATCACCACGCGGCGAAAACTGCGCGCTATGCAACGTGATGGCATCGCTGCGCTATTGCGGAGAGCGCGCGCCGATCGCGGCTGTCCGCGCGTCGCCGACGATGAAACGATCAGGCGCGTGCAGCGCGAATATCTCCATCCCCATCGCCCAACTGCGAGGAGTATATATCGACGGCTCGCGACCGACTGCCATCGCAGCGGCGTCGAGGCGCCGAGCTACTCCTTCGTCTTGCGCGCCATCCGCCGCATCGATCCCGATCTGATCGCTCGCTATCGATACGGCGAACGGAGATACGACGATCGCTACGCCTACGTCACGCTGCGGCGCAAACCGGCGCGACCGCGTCAATGGTGCGACGCCGATCATCATCCGTGCGATCACGCGGTCGTTTTCGCCGACGGCTCGATCGGTCGGCCCTGGCTGACGGCGATTCAGGATATCGCGACCAACGAGATTCTCGGTATCCATCTGACGCGCGGAAAGCCGGTCGGCAAGGGCACCTATCCCGGCGCACAAGCGATCGGGTTATGCATTCGGAACGCGATTCTGCGCAAAAGCGCCGAGTGGCCGAGCTACGGTCTCTTCGATCATCTCTATGCCGATCTCGGACGGGACTTCCGCTCTGAGTATGTGCGCGCCGTCTGCCGCGATCTCGGCATCGCGATCGTGCACACCCGCGGCTACCACGGCAAATCGAAGCCGATCGAGCGTTGGTTCGGCGTCATGGAAGACGCGCTCCGCGCCCTGCCCGGCTATGTCGGCCGCCGACCAGAGGATAACCCCCAGCGACAAAATCTGGTGCCTCGCCCCTTCAATCGCGACGATCTCCTCACGATCGAGCAGTTCGAACAAAAGCTGATCGACTGGATCGTTTGCGATTTCCATCATGCGCCATCCAGCGCGCTTGAGGGGTTATCGCCGCTCGAGGCCTTGCGCGCGCACGTCGATAGCGGTTTTGTCGCGCGCGAGGTGCGCGATGAACGCGCTCTGGACCTGTTGCTCATGCGCAAAGCGAATAAACGCGTGCGCAACGCCGGCGTGCAACATTTCGGCCGCTGGTACTTCGCGCCCGAGCTGTTGTCAATAATCGGCCGGCAGGTACAGGTCGCTTGGGATCCGGCGCGGGTGGGCGAGCTGGTGATCTATCTCGATAATCGCTTTCTCTGCACAGCACGCAATCGGGAGCTGGTCGATTATGGCGCGAGCGAGGAGACGCTGCGACGGGAGCGCGAGCTTAAGCGCCAGCAGCGCCAGGAACTGAGGCGGCGCTATGAAGAGCTAATCCGACAGCGCCAATATCCCAGCGAGCTTGCTAGGGCGAGAGCAGAAGAGGAAGAGAGCCGCGAGAAAAGACAAATCGCTGTCGGCGCCGAGGCGCCGGCCGCGACAGCTCTATTGCCCAAATATGCGCGCGCGATCAAGGCGCTCGATCGGCCGCCGGTTCGGCCGGCGCGAGCGGCGCCGCGGCGCATCGACGACACGCCGGCCACGGAGGAAATGTTCCACCGCGTCGTCAATCCCTGGCTGGAGGACGAATGAAACAGAGCAATCCGTTTCGTCGCTATCACGGCCCGTGTGTCGGTCACTGCGCGCGACGCGATCCGGTGCGACTCTGGTGGTGTCACCTCTGCGATCGCATCGGCTGCTGGAATTGGTTGATCAATCATACGGATTAAGGAGGTGCTTAAAATGGTGGCGGATGTTGCGCACATTGAAGATCGCGTCGAAACCATTACGGAAAAAAAACGCGTCGAGAACGCCCGCTCATGGATCGAGGGGTGGATCAAGGAAAATCGCCTGACCTACACCGCGGCGGCGCGCCAGATCGGTCTCGGCGACGCTGCGCGCACTCCGGTGGCGCGATTCGTCGAGCGGAGACATGAGGGCGATCCGACCCGTCTTGTCCTCGCAATCGAACAGTTTCGCGCGACGATCGAGGGGCCGGAAGGCGTCTCGGAGATCATCGGCTTTCGCGAGACTCGCTGCGCGCGGCTAATATGGTCCGCGGCGCACGACGCGCGCGACAATCACAAGATGGCCGCAGTGATCGGTTATACCGGTTGCGGCAAGACCGAAGCGTTGAAGCAATTCCAACGTCGCACCTATCGAGACAATAAGCCGCCGGTGCGCGTCGTCACCGCAAATGTATTGATCAATGCGCCGTTTCTCGCGCGCAAGCTCGCGCTCGAAATGGGCTTGGTCGAGCGCGGCGGGGAACCGGCGATGTGCCTGGAGCTGGTCAATCGACGACTGCGCGCGCACCCGGAGTTCTGGATCGTGGACGAAGCTAATTTCCTCAAGGAAAGCTGTCTCCACGTGCTACGCAATATCCACGACGTAACCGGCACGGGCATCCTGCTCGCAGGCACGCCGAGCTTCATCGCGCTGGTCGCGAATCGATCCGGCGGGACGACTGCTCGCGACGATGATCGTGAGATCGAACGCGGGCCCGATGGACCGCTCGCGCTTTTCGCCGATCGGATTTTTTCCACGGTCTTGCCCGGTATTACCGAGGATGAAATTACCGAGATCGCCGAATCGGTGCTGAATTGCGAGCTGACTGACGCGGCGCTTGCCAAGCTTGTCATCGTCGTGAATCGCAATATGAGACTGCTCACGCGCATGATGCTCCAGCTTCGTGAATTTCGGCGCCGAGCGGGCACGCGCAAAGTCGATGATAAAATGATCGATGCGGCATGGATTAAATTGACCCATGTCGGACCATAGCTCAGGAGGAACAAATGAGACCGATTCTCACTCGCGACGAAAACGGATCGATCGTCAAACATTGGACGCTCGAGGCCGCCGAGGCGGCGGACGCCGAGCGTCGCAAGCGCTACGATGAGCAAATCCGCGCGCTCCTGACTGCGCGGCGCCGCTCGCGCCTGGCCGCGCTGATCGAAGCGGCGCGGCGCCTTTTCCGCCGGACGCGGAGGCCGATCTAACGGATATGAGACAGGACGGACCTCACCGGGCGAAGCGACTTGGCGCGTATCCGCTGTGCGCGCGCTGCAAGACGCGAGAAGCGATCAGCTATCGGCCGGGCGCTCTCTGCGAGCCGTGCAAAAGCCTCGTGTATATGCGCGCGAGAGCGGACGTGACCAAGGCGACGCAAATCGCCAAACGCCTCTATCTCGCCGATCGCGCGCGATATCGGCCGATCTTCGAATTCATGAACTCGACGATAAAAAAATCGCGCAGGGCCGATCTGGCGCTGCGATGCGTCGAGCAGCTCGAGGAGCGCGAGGCGCGCGGCGCGCCGGTGGCGGACGTAAGGGCCTATCTCGCCGGCACTCTTCGCCGCCTCCTCGGCGCCGAGGAAGCGGTCGCGCTGAGACGAGAGCGCGGCGGAGAGAATTTTTTGGCGGAATTCACCTCAAAGATCGTGGAGGCGATCGAAAATGCCGATCGTAGTAAAAGTACTGGGCGATCTCGATGTGCTCGCGGCCAGCAGCGTGCGCTATTTGGTCGAGCGTCTCGCTCGGTCAAATAGTCGCATCGTGATCGATATGGGAGCGGTCGATTGGATCGATCCGCTCGCGATCGGCGTCGTGCTCGCGGCCAAGGCCGCCGTCGAGGCGGGCGGCGGCGATCTGCGCATCGCGCGAATGACGCCATTCGTGCGCGCGATTTTGACGAGGTACGGCGCTGACGAGATTTTCGAATGTTACGACAGCGTCGAGGACGCCTGCGATAGTTTTGGAGGATTAGACGATGGCGCGCGCTGTTGAGACCGTGGTGGTCAAAACGATAGTCAGAAATATTACGGAAAAAGGATTTTGGATCGGCGACGGCGGCCCGCGATGGGGCCACGATCGTAATATATTCGTCGCGCGCAGTCAGATTGTCGATGCCGATTGCGATCTCGACGACGTGACGATCGGCGAGGAAATCGAAATCGAGATACCCGCCTGGCTGGCAAGGAGGTTCGAAAATGAAACAGATAACAATCGACGTAACGGACAAGGAGTCCGCCGACGAAGCATTGGCGACGATCTCAGAGATGATGGATGGGATCGCTGTCGAGGAGGCAATCGCAAATAGAGAGATAGAAGATATCCGAGAGCGACTGATTAAGTCCACGAGCGAATATCGCGAGATCATCGCCGCCTGCGAGCGCGCGCTTCAGGACTGGGCCAAGATCGCGCGGAGGGAATGGCCGGCGAAATCTTGCGAGCTGAACCACGGCGTAGTCGGCTTTCGCTTGCCGAAGGCCGCGATAAAGCTTCTGGTCGCCGTGGAGACCGCGATCGAGCGCCTGCGCGCGCGCAGGATGACGAGCTGCATCCGCGTCAAGGAAGAGCTGGACAAAGAAGCCCTCGCCGCCTACGAGGATGAGGTGATCGAGGCGGTCGGCTGCAAGCGCAAGCAAGGCCGCGAAAAATTTTATTATGAGATTAAACGCGAAGAAGTGCGCTAATGGACGATCGAGAAATGAGCGCGCTCGAAAAATCGATCTGGGAATTTTTGCGCCAGCACTTCGCCGGCATCGAGCGAGCGACGCCGCGCGTCACGATTCTCGCGCGATATAATTTGATCGCTCACTCCCAGATCGGCGATCGCGATTTTCGTGACATCGTCTCTCGGCTGGTAACTGTGTATAAAAAGCCGATCTGCACGACTCCCCATCGCGGTTATTACGTCGCACGGACGGAGCGGGAAAAAACCGAGGCGCTCAATTATCTCGATTCGATACTGAGCGAGATCGCAGACCGTCGTCGCGCTCTCGCCGATACCGATCCGCTCGAGCGCCAGGAGAGCTTGTTTTGATCTCGCGGCAAAAAATTAAACTCTTGCATCTGGCGAAACGAGAGCTTGGGTGGAGCGATGATCTATATCGCCAGGTGTTGCGCGATCATGGCGGCGTGGCATCATCGCTCGATTTGGATGATGAAGGATTCCGCCGGGTAATCGATCATGCGAAGGCATTGGGATTTTGGGTTCAACGCAGACGAAAACTGGAGACGTTTCGGGACGCCTCCGATCTGCCAACCGTTGCTCAGCTTAAAATAATCGAGCACCTCCGTCATGATCTATGCGTTTATGTGCCGGGCCTGCGCCACGCCAATTTTTGGCGCGGATTCCTGGTCAAGCGTCTCGGCGTGCCTGCGCTTGGTCCTCAGACGCGTGCTCAAGCCAATCGCGTGATCGAAGCGCTTAAGCAACGCTTGGGTCGCGCTATGCGCGCGCAGTCGCACATCTAGAGGTTGTGGTTAGATTTCTGTTTGTATTGCTGCTCGGCCTTCTCGAAGCGTGCGCCGTGCCGCCGCCGCTTCTCCGTTCTGAAGTCGAAGTCTTTAGAGTGGGCG